GAATGGAAAGAAGGCCGTGTGCGTGTGATGCGTCGCAAGGACATGACGCGGTTTGTGGAGTACAAACAGAAGGCTGAGCCAGTCATCGTGCCCAGTATGGGGGTCAAAATGACCTCTGACGGGCCAAAAATCTCGCTGGGAATGGTCAACCGACGAGATTATTCAACCTACGACCTTGATGAAGCACTAAGAGGGTAACTTATGGCAATACTACGGGACTATCACTGCTCTGTACACTCATACTTTGAGGGCTGGGACGCAAAATGCCCTATCAAAGGCTGTACAGGCGAAATTCACAACGTCATCTTGCAAGCACCAGGTCTAATCTCGGATAAAACCAAGAATACAGACAAAACTGTCCGTGGACTGGCCCAAGACTTTGGGATGAACGACATTCAAAGCACCAGAGCAGGGGAAAGTCAGACTGGCTTTCTCACAAAGGACAATAAGCTCTCAGAAGCAGAATATAAACACGCAAGTGAGGCGATAGACGAGATGAAACGTCAAGCTATGCACCATGCAGCAGAGAATGGCATCTCTACAGAGGCCCCGCAACCCCGAGAAGCCCGCCCAGGTGACGCCGCAGTGTGGGGAGGTGATAATAGATTTAGTATGCAGTCCGTTTTGTCGGGCCGTGCAGTACAATCCATTAAAGGCGAATCTGTTGGGTTTAGGCCCTCAGACGCAGGTAACTTGACAGGCCCAAAGGTGGCGAGTTACATTCCCGATCAAGACAACCTTGCATTGCCTAAAGAATGAGAATCCCTGACGATCCAGAAGACCGCGAACGCTTCTATCTCGATGTGATAGAAAAATGTTCCGTCTCCATGCAACAACGTCAGGTAGATGCAGGGATCTTGCGGAGCTGGTATTTGTTTGGTGCTGAGCCAACAGAACCACCAGCTCTGTACAACAAAATTTTCCCCCACATCGATCAGCTCACCTCGTTTCTCTATTCAGCAGAAACCACACGCTTTAGCATCAACACCGGCGCTGATGTCAGCCCCCTAGAGCAATTCAAGATTCCCGTCCTGACCCGCGCTCTTAACGACGAGTGGCTGAACTCAAACGCTGACCAAGTATTTGCCTCTGGCGTGACTTGGGCGCTGGTGTACAACACCACTTACGTTAAAGCCGTTGTAAAGAAGGGTGGCAGCATCCACCCCTACATGGTTGAGCCTCAAGCGATGGGTGTGCTGCGTGAGGATATTGCTTACACAGATCGCCAAGAAGCAATCATCCAGCGTTACTACATCACCAAGTCCGAGCTGTACTCTCAACTGTATAGCCACCCCCGGCGTGACGCTATTGTTCGCAAGCTCTCCTTTATGGAGCACGTGCGTACAGAAACTCCCAACGGTGTAGACCGCATCATCATGTCTCAGTCAAACCCACAACTGATGGGTAACGTGAACTTAGACTTGAACGGCACTATGCGCTACAAAGCAGAAGTGTCCGAGCCTACCGTTGAGATGATTGAACTCTGGCTGTGGAACGACGACACAGAAGACTACCAAGTCGTCACCAAAGCAGACCCCGACATCATTATCTATGACCGTCCTGGCGAGCAGATGTTCCTGAAAGGCGAGCTGCCTTTTGTTCAGATTGCTCCCAACCCGCTCTATGACTACTACTGGGGCGGCTCAGAGGTTAACCGTCTGGTCTATCTCCAGCAGCTCCGTAACAAGCGCATGGGTGAGATCATGGATTTGCTGTCCAAGCAAGTCTCCCCTCCCACTGCGCTGATTGGTTTTACGGGTATTCTGGACGAGAAGAACTTTGCTCTCAACCGAGCTGGCGGTTTGCTAGCAACCGACATGCCGAACGCAAAGGTGGAGAAGTTAGCTCCCACCATGCCTGCCGACTTGTTTAACGAGATTCATGAGATAGATGCCATGTTTGAAGAGGCATCGGGGATTGGAAATGTTCTACAAGGTAAAGGTGAGTCTGGCGTTCGCTCTGCTGGACATGCTTCTCAGCTTGCTCGTCTTGGCTCTAGCCGCACCAAAAAACGCGCTCTGGTAATCGAGGACAGCCTTGAGAAGCTGGCAACTCTGTATTTGAAGGTCATGCAAAAGTATGACCCTACTCACTTCAAAGACACAGAGAACCGTCCGTTTATTGCCGAGCAGTTTACAGAGAACTTTGTTGTTAAGGTGGATGCCCACTCTAACTCGCCCATCTTTATGGAAGACAACCGTCAGTTGGCTTTCAACCTGTTTAAAGAAGGCGTTATCAGTAAAGAGTCGTTGCTTGACTTGATCGACCCGCCTATGAAGCAACACTTGAAAGAAGACTTGAAGAAGTTAGAAGCCAAGCAAGCCGAGCAGCAAAAACAGCAGGCACAAGCGAAACAAGGCCCAGGTAAATCCGGTGGCGGCGAAGGAGCGAAATAATGGCAAGCACACAGACTCAACCCAAAGCAGACCAGCCTCGCGTGGAGTCTGGACAGCTAAAGCGTCTTGACTCGCCCCCGAGCTTGACAACTCGCACCACCGGTATTAAAACCCTTGGTAATCGTTCAACAGCCCGTCAACAAAGAAGGAGCTAACCATGTATCGCAAAATGGCTAAGCGTGGTCGCAAGACCCGTCGTTAAGAAATTCCGTTAGGAATAAGGGTATGGCTGAGTTCCCTTTCTAACTTGGCCCTTGCAAGGAGACCATCATGGCTCGTAAAGCTCGTAAACACAAGCGTAAGTAATCCGCAAGGATTGCGGCTCAACCGCTAAGTCCCTGGGGGGTCGGGAAACTAAACATTGACCTCCCACCTATTGACAGTGTGTTTGTAAAAGGTTACAAACTCGCCTAAAGGAATATAGTATGGCTATGGATAACAACCGACTGATGGAAATGATGAAGGGTGCGAAATCCGCTGGTGCTCCTATGCCCGGTATCGGTGCTCCTCCCGGCATGGGCGCTCCTGATGGCGCTAACCCAATGGCTCCTCCTCCAGAGGCGTCTACTCCTCCGTTGTCCAGCCCTATGTCCACTCCAGAACCCAAGATGGGTTCTAAAGAAGCAGCAATGATTAACCTTGGCATGGCTCAAGACCTGCTGGAGCAATCTTTGCCTGCTATTGGCTCTGATTCTGAAGAAGGCAAGGCAGTGTTGGCAGCTATTGGTGCTATCAACAAAACGCTTGGCCCTCGTAAGAACAAAACTAACGAATTGCAGCAATCTGAGATTCTTCAGATGCTACAAACCCTCCCTCAAGCTGGTGGCGCAACCCCAGAGGGCAAGGCTATGGCTCAAGCGCCGATTCCTGGAATTCCAGCTATGGCTGGAGGTCAACCTCAATCCCCAATGTAAGGAAATATCATGGACTTGTACAAACCCAAAGCCGCTGGTGCTCCTCGTCGTCCCACAGACAACAATCAGCAACACGGTCAAATCACTAACACACCTCGCTTCTCGCAACTGGGTGGCTTGTCGGGTGCTTCTAAGTACGACAAGAACAAAATGCGTGTTGAGAAACCTGGTGATGGCCGCAAGGTCATCTAATTTTTGCTAAGAGGGTAATACTATGTCTTTAGAAAATCTATCTCTGGAAGCCCGTGACGAGTTAGCCTCGCTATCTCAAAAACTGGCTGAAAATCCACAAACTCGCAAAGAGTTTCTGCGTCTGACCAAGAAAGTCAATCCTGATTTGCCAATTCCTGAATTGGAGATCGAGGACAAGACCAATTCTGCCATTGACCAGATCAGAAGCGAAAACGCACAGCTTCAAGCTAAGTTGCGTGAGCGTGATGCTATGGAGGAGTTAGAGCGTCGTCGTCAAAGCCTCGTTAAAAAGGGTTTGGCAACTGAAGACGACATCGCAGACGTAGAAAAGATCATGTTGGAGAAGAAAATCTCCGATCATGAGACAGCAGCACAGTATCATGCGTGGATGAAGCAAGCAGCCGTTCCAACATCTACGGGTTACAACCCAAGTGCAGTCAAGAACTTCAACTTGAGCGCATATTGGAAGAATCCGCAGGCGGCAGCTCGTAACGAAGCGTTTAATGCACTCAATGACCTGCGTAAACCTACGCGGCCTATTGGGTTGTAAGAGGGTAGGCGGCATCTCTTAGTTGGGATGCTATTTTTTTATTTTTTAGGAGTTTGCTATGGCTATTGGTGGCGGGATTCTCCCGGCAACAGGTTCGTCGCAATATACGGAATTAACGTACGTAACGCGCCGGGCCTTTATCCCAAAGCTGGTCGTCCAGCTTTATAACTCAACCCCGCTGATGGCTGCGCTTATCGCTAACAGCCAACAAGCATCCGGCGGTGTGTCCTCTGTCACGGTTCCCGTGCAAGGCGCACAGTTTGTGAACGCCCAGTGGTCTGACTATTCTGGTTCTTTCAACCAGCCTTCAGTCCAACAAGGTGCGTTTAACGCCGAGTTCAACTTGAAGTTGATGATTTCTCCCGTGCCTTTCCTGGGCATGGAAGGTGTCGCACAGCAAGACGCTGCCATTATTCCGTTGATCGAAGCTCGTATGAACGATGCTACCAACGTGATGATGGACGCTATGGCTACCGCTTTGTACACCAACACCACCAACCAACAACAATTTATTGGTTTGCCTGGTGCTATTGACGACGGTACTAACTTGCAAACCTACGGTAACATCAACCGTTCCACCTATACTTGGTGGCAGTCGAAGGTGTATAACGCTGGTAACGTGAACCCCACCCGTCAAAACATCTTGCAGTACATCTCTGGTACTGTTAAGAAGGGTGCTGAAATGCCTTCATTCGGCGTTTGCGGTTTCGGTACTTGGACTCTGTTGGCACAAGACTTTGTGGGCCAAGAGCAGTACGTTATCACCCCCGGTTCTGGTTTCGACGGTGATGGCAATGGCCCTCAAGCCGCTTTCCGCGCTTTGATGGTTGCTGGTGTGCCAATCTACCCCGATCCATATTGCCCCGAAGGTACTGTGTACTTCATTAACACCAACTACCTGAGCTTGTACATCCACGAGCAAGGTTCGTTTGTGTTCACTGGTTTCGAGTCCACTCTTCCCAACTGGCAGATTGGTTACGTCGGCGCTGTGCTTATGATTGCTGAGTTGATTAGCACCAAGCCCAAGTCGATGTCTCGTGTGTACAACTACAACTCTCTCTCACTGTAAGGAGTAATAGTCATGGCACTTGGTTTAAATAAAATTGTTCTGGCTAACGCCTCTACCAACACGCCTGGTGCGTATTGGCAGTTGACTAGCGTTACCGCCAACAACGCAACCGTCCTGATCCCCGCCGGTACTTACCTGGCGTTCCCCACTGGCAACGTGACCATCGAAGCTGTGTCTGCTTATAACTCAAGCAACAGCACTGCTACTTGGTCTACTCTGTTGGCTAACAACACTGGTGGCGTCATCATCTCTGATGGCGTGAACGTCCGCGCTAACGTGACCGTTGCTACCGCTACTACGATGACTCTGGCTACCGTCAATGGTGGTCAAGCCGCTAGCGGTACTTACAACTCTTAAGGAGAGCTAAATGGCTAATCCAGATTCAGTCGCACAGAATTACCCAAGCAGTTTTGGTAATTACGCTATTGCTACGGCAAGCAGCGTTCCTGTTGGCTCTACTGGAAATGCCGTTGTCGCTTTGCCTATCCTGTCTGGTGGCCTTACCAATTCTGGTAATGCTGTCAGCTCGGGTGGCGTGATTATCCGTCGTGTTACTGTTCAGAATCCTAGCGGCAACGTAGGCACTGCAAACGTGTCTATTTTGACCTCTTCTGACGGTAACGCAAGCAATGCAGTTGTGGCAGCTACCGTGCTGTCCAACCTCACTGCAACGGGTACTTACCAAGATTTGACAATCGCGTCTCCTTACAGCACAACCACCGCCTTAACGGGCAACATTACACAAGCCTTTTTCGTGAAAGTCAACACTGCTGTTGCTAACGCAACTGTTGACATTCGTGTTTACGGCGATACAGTGAGCTTCTAATGCCTAATGTCTACGTCACCAATAAAAGCGACATTGAACTGACCGATGGTTGGAACGGTGTCATGTACGAGTTTAAAAAGGACACAACTGTAGAGTTGCCGTTCGAGATTGCTCGTCATATTTTTGGTGTCGGTATGACAGACAAAGAGAAAGAAGAAAAGCTAGCACGTCTAGGTTGGATTCAGTCTCGGGCAGAACTGAAAAAAGGACTGGAGATGCTCGCGCAATTTGAAGTTGCGTCTGAGCTTCCCAAGCAGAACCACTCGTTACCCTCGGTGGTAGAGTTAGTACCCCAATCCGGTGAAGGCCGGAGCGGGGGAAAAGTCTCTCGTCGTGCAGCATAAAATGAGTAATACATGGCAACTCTGTCGTCCTACCTTACTGACTTGCAGACAATCCTGCACGATCAGAACAATAACTTTTGGACTCAACAAGAGTTAACAAACGACATTAACGACGCTCGTCAGCGTGTATGTCGTGACACTGGCTGTCTAAGAACACTTCAAGGCGCAGGTGTGGGTCAACCACTCTCTACGCCTATCGCCGCCTACAATCCGTACGCAGGCAACTCTACCAACCAAACTCCTGCAACCGCCTGGGTCGCAAACACGGCTGTTACTGCGGGTCAATACGTATTCAACAATGTATTTATCTATCAGTACCAAACGTCGGGAACATCTGGCTCTACAGCGCCAGCTTACCCAACTCAAAACAACGTGTTTCCCCCAGCAACTGCTTTTGCAGACGGTACTGCTACCCTTAAGTATGTTCAGCCTGCTGAGCAAATTCAGTACGCAAGTCTCCCCTCGGGCACACAAACGCTCGATGTTCTGAATGTGACGCTGTATTGGGGCAATTCACGCATCCCACTACGCAATTTGAACTGGACTGAGTTCAACGCACAGCTCCGTTACTGGCAAAACTATGTTGGACGCCCTGTTTGCTTTTCAACATACGGTCAGCAGACGCTTTACATCTCTCCTGTGCCGGATCAAGCCTATTACATCGAAGTGGACACCACTTTGCTGCCTACACCTCTTACTTTGTCTAATCCGAGTGCTGTAGACCCTATAAACGACCCGTATACGACTCCTGTAGTGTTCTATGCCGCTTACAAGGCAAAATACAAGGAGCAAAGCTACGGTGAGGCTGAGATTTACAAGCAAGAGTACATCAAACACATTCAAGCTGTGTTGAACTCTGTATTCACGCGACGTATCCCTGACGCTTACTCTTACTTCTAAACATGGCAGCATCAGAACAAAAAAAGTCCTATGCTGTCATTAAGAGCTTTAAAGGTCTAAACACCAAGGCCAACCGCACAGCTATCGAAACAGAAGAGTTCTCGTGGATTGAGAACGTCCAGCCTGTAGGCTACGGTAATTTGCGGGTTGTACCAGGTCAGACGACCATCAAGACGGGTGCTTTTAGCAACACAGTTAGCTATCTCACCTCGTTTAACATTAACAACACAGAATACATCTTTGCTGCCGAATCTAACGGGGCTGCACAGTATTGCACTCCTGCTGGCACAACGGGTAACGTCGCTGCTGCTGGGACATTTAGCAGCTCAGGTGTTACTGCAACCCAGTTTAACAACCAATATGCCTTGATAGGAGACCCCAATAACGGGTTGTTCTCTTGGGATGGGGCTAATTTAGTCTCTATAGGCTCTGTAGGCGTTATCGGCATCACAAACCCTGGTGCTGGCTACATTACAGCCCCTACAGTCA